TTAACGCGAATGCCCTCAGCTACCGTGCGCATACCCGTAGCAACCGCAGAAAACGCCTGCTGGGAACCTCCCGCTAATCGTGTACCAACGGTAAGTGATAAGTCTTGCGAAGCCATAACTATTTAAAAAACACCATATTTTTGAATTTAGCCATCATTTTTTTCGTCAATTCCTCTCGTTCTTCCTGGGGTAAATGCGCATAGTCTTCAGGATCTTTAAATGTTAAATCATCAGCGTCCTGCCGGTTACTTCTTTCCGGGTTATTCTCGTCTAGGTCAACCCCCTGAATACTCGCCAAGAAACGTTGCTGATTATACAGCTCCTCATCCGCTTCTTCATATAAAAATAAAAATTGATTGTAGGTTAGCCCCCCATTTAAAAAGCTTTTCTGATAAAAATCAGCGAGAGAATACCCACTATAATGCCTCAGTACAAACGCAACCGCGCTATCTACGCCTTGATCTTCGGGAGTAGAGTTTTTATTTTTTGCCCGAGACTTTGCAACTTTTTTAATGAGGCCTCATAGTTTGTCTCATAAATTAGTATTACAAGATCACTGAACTGATCATTAGAGAGTTCATCAAAAGTTATATTTGCGGATTTATCCGTGACCAAACCCAGAATTTTCTGCAAATTTTCTTCCACTAATTTAATAGCTTGTGTAACGAGTTCATGCTCCTTAATGCCTTTTTTATCCGTAACCGTTGAAAATTGGTTAAACACAGATATGACCAAATCCGTAACTTTGAATTGATCCGCCAGTGACAAAGGGTAAATGGTTACTTCACGAAGTTGTTTGATTCCTACAGATATAACTGCAATCTGTGGATTAAGAGCAGACATAAAATACCTCTCTAAAATATATTCTTCCCGTAAGGGACTTGGTAAGATGCCCCCGGCTAGACTGCCGGGGGCGTTAATAGGTTAAGATTAAGCGAAAATAATTTGACCGGCAGGGAGATTGTCCCAAACAGCGTTGCCGCCTGCGACGTCACTGGATGCGTTCATAGAAATTAATGCCATTGTAACCGCAGCAGGAGAGGTCTCCTGCATATCCAAGGTAAGTGACGCCTTAGCGTTAACACGCGGCATAACAATAGTCATGGTATGCACAGCATCCGGGAATGTGTAAACCGATTCCACACGTATAAACTCAGGCGCGGCAACGGTACCAAGCGGAATAGTGCCTGAATGATTATCCGCATATGCGGTCGTGCCGGACTGGTAGGCAGTCGTCGCGAACACATATGTTTCATCCGTAGCCCATGTTCCAGAAAAGAAACTGGCCGGATAGTAAAGTAAGCATTAGCAGTATTCAACGGGGCAAAAGCAGTAGTAAGATCCGCCAAGTCACCCACGTGCCCTAATGCCGAGCCATACACACCCGCAGTTGTAGCACTGGTAAACACTACCGTCCACGTTTCCGTAGTCGGACCGTCATCATCCGTTACAGCAATTGAACCTGTAATCGTCCCCAAAACCGTAGTTTTGCTCACTTCGGTTTCCGTTGCGGGAATAGCAACAAAAGGATTAAGGCCCCGTGCAATGGCCAAGTTCTTTGGTGTGATCTCCTTAAAAGCACACTCCAAGGAATTGGCCTCTTTCAACGGAAAAGTTGCATCCATAATTGCAGGATAGCCACTTTCCAGATCAAAAAAGGTAGTTTCTGATTTAAAGTTAGTATTAGCCAACGCACCAATCGAGTCTGCCGCCGATAGTACCGGCGTGATCGTTGCTATATGCGCTGCCGAGGGCGCAATTAAAATTTGCGAAATTCCAATGGCAATTGTGGTAGTATCCCGAGTCACCGGGCCGGATCTACTCATAGTATGGTCTCCTAGTTAATAAGTTTAGTAAAATGCTGAGTATTTTTCCTATATAATTAGGACTATATTACTACTATACAATAATTTAACTATTATGCAAAATAAAAACAATAACAATCAGCCAGGGAAGAAATCAAATATATTAATATGTCTGCAAGATTTTCGTAGACATGTTATTTTCACAGAACCATGTATTACCATATCAACGATAGCTTCTCGTTTTGGCCCATATATACCGAAAGCAAAGTGCCAGAGTCCGCTATCTTCTCGTATTAATAATTTTTTCCCACATTTTTCACATCTCGCAATATACATGGTTACTTGGTAGCGTAGGAGAAATAAAGATTTATGAATTTATAATGAGTTTCATCAACACCTAATGATTCACTCGATTCTGTGCCAGTTACTACGAGCATTCCGCCAATTGTATTCCAGGCAGTGTCATACAAGGGTACTCTTTTAATACCATCATTGGCAGTCAAATCCGTTACCGTATCCATTAACGCATCCCTAATTGTTGCCAATTTTACGCCATCGGCGTCTCGTCTGGAAAACAGATAGGCAGCGACCTTGCCCCTGGCAATGTTCCCAGTTACAGGTAACCCATCGAAATGAAAATTTATCCAGGAATCCAATTCAACTCCAGCACTATCAACCGGGATCTTATAAAGGGATTCAAAACTTATAAATATACTGCTGATGGTAACAAGACTATCAACAAAAAACTTCTTTATTGATCGGCGAAAAGCTAACTCCTGTAAAGTAGGATCAAGAGCCATGGGCTAGCTCCTTAATTAACTCAGTAATATTAGTATATAAAATTTCGTGCAGAAATTTATCTGCATCTATATGCTCCTTAGCAGAAGAATCCATATTAAAAGTCATATTATCCATTATAAGTTTTAATTGGACCAATTCTTTCAAAGAAAAATCAATGAGTACATGAATATCTTTGGGTGCTACCTCTATAACTTGCATGACTACCCCGCTAATATTTTGCTAGCAACAGAAACGGCTTCAATTCTTGTAAGTCCTCTAGATATAAGTCCAGCAATTATTCGTTTTTTTGCCATACCTTTAATCTTACTACTTGATAGGTACTGGGCTACAGCCGTACTTATTGCACCTTTGCTTGTGCCCGTAAGTGCATTAGCTTCCTCATTAATTAAATCTGCGGCAGCTTCCAGCATAACTTCAACACCGGGAGTAGCAATCTGCATATTAATTTTTCTGCTGGCTAGTTTAGATGCCGCGTCTAAAGATACAAATTTTGAAGAATCGCTCGCCAAATCCGTATCAAAAGTATCCCAAAATACTTCATTTATTTGTTCAGAGAGTAGTTTGCCCCAAACCTCATCAAAGGATTGAACCCACGCAACCATAGCCCCCGATATCCATGGACGCGCGGGAAATAACCCCGGTACGCCTTGCTCTTGCCACATAGCATAGGCAGCAATTGGTGTCCGTTTCCTCGCAAAAGCCAAAGGATGGGAATAGGCAATAACGGAATGCGCCCATCTGCGCCCATCAACTTTAATCATATAACCGCCCGCGGAACTCGGCGTTGCAATAATAGCGGCCGACATTGCACCTGTTAGATAAGATACAGTGTCTTTAACCTTAAAAAAAGGGGTTTCATTAATCCATTCCTGATACTGCTCACTTCGAGATAGTTTAATAGCAGGACCAGCATAACGACTTAACCTATTAATTTTCACAGATTGGCCGTTTGATAGCTCAACGCGCCCCCTGAGAACACTTTGTACCCATTGTTTAGCACAGAGTGCCATACCGCGACTTAACCTCCCGCTGCCCGCAGCCGCGCCCTCTTCAACATAATAATATAAATGCCCGGCCACGGATTCATCCGCTCGGCCCATCCTGACCATTTTTTTAGTAAAATTGGCGAGATCCCGTTTATTTGATTGTTTTGCGAAGACGGAACCAATAGAGAATAATACCCCGGACATTACTTTCTGCGTATCCGCTATTGGGACTGGCGTTATCACTCCCTTGTATCCTCGGAAAGAAATACCAAATGAATCCCCCTTACACGGTTTTTCTCAATTTGATCCACTTTATACTTAGCACCGGTTGATGTCAGAAATCTCATGCCCATTTGTATATTCGAGTAGTAATCACTCACATATAAATGAAATTTAGTTATTTCAGCGAATATAGAATCGCCGCCAATACCCGTAACGTTGGAATGAAAGATTCTATTAGTTAATGTTGTAGTTATGTCGGAGTAAACATCTACCCAAGTACGAACCCTAGCATAATCAGCGTCATAAGCTGCCGCCTGGTCATAATTTTGTATGGACCCGGTCACATTGGTGACGTACCCGCTCGCCACATATTCAATAGGTGAACCCTCAAACAATTCCGGTGATTTAGCAAGAATAAGCACTGGTCCGTAACCATAGTCTACTATATCCCCGACCTCAATCTGAGTGTTATACGCCATTGAAAAGTCCTGGAAAAAAGAACTAACCAATAAGGTTGTATTAACCGCGTGTGTGTTCGCGTCAATGTGCTCGCCGGTAATAACTGTACCATCCGGCTTAGTTATTGTACACGCCACCCCTATCTCAGCTAATACAGCGGCTATATCGGCATCAATCGTCATAGGTTAGATCCCGCCCCAATTGATCGTAAATAAAACCGGCTGGATTATATAAAAAGCCGGTTTTAGCTACAACATCCAAATTTCCAAGCGTAGTAGTAAATAAACCCGATATGTCGTTAGCAAGCGCGTCAGCAAACGCTTTATCAGCAATAGTAATCAGTTTAAAATAATTTGCGAAACGCTGTTGTAAATGAATAGTTTTGTATTGAAATCGCTCGGCGTGTTGAACAAGCAATAGATAAAGGAACTGCCGCTTACACCTCTCTATCATCCAATATGTTTTTGCTACATCCGATTCGGGGAGTGTCCACCCTAATTCACGCAGAGCTTCATTAGCAGCCGCGTCCTGGTTAGCCGCGGCTGCTAATGACCACGCGGTCCCCAACAAGTCACCCGTAGCGGAGGTCAATGCTGCCAAATCCGAGAGGGCCATTAGTCAGCCGAGATAATAGTTTTCTTTGCAACCCTTCCGCGGGCCGCTTTCCCCTGCCTATTCTCATTAGTCACAGGTGCCCCCGCAGTTTCTAATTTCGGTTGCTTAATATTGGGTAACTCAATTTTAGAAATATGCCGGGAATCTGCCTCAATCTCCGCTATAATTTCTGCGGGATAAGGCTCGTTATATACACCGGCAGGAAAGACTTTACGGCCTACTTGCAGATTCACATTAAGTTTTACACTCACCATTTCAACCTCCATAAAGAAAAAATGCCCGGCCCTCATATCGAGAAACTGGGCATTTTATTAGTGTGTTAAACTGTTAATTACCGAACAGTCATTTTGTAAATACAATCCGGGTGATACATGACCGGCAGCCCTTTATACTGAAGTCGTGCAACCAAAGCACTCGGGTCCCACTCTTCCTCCGTGTCAACATACACTCCATATTGGCGGTTGACACCAAAAGGAGACAGCATACCTTCCATAATTAGCTCGCCGTCAGCATTGCGATCCGAGAACATCAGGAAGTCATTATCAGAAATAGTCTTGGTCCTGAAACGAACCACATCTTCATTTGCTTTGAACGAAGCTGTAGTCACTGCACTGATAGTGAATGTACTCGCGAGAATGTCCACGGCGGAAACAGTTGCGTCTTCCCAGGTATTGGCTTTTGATACGTCATAAAAGCGTGCTGTAGCGCCAACTTCAATATCGGAAGCATCTGGAACAGGAATAACCGTGGTCGCCCCGCCGGTTACAGCCCCGCTCAATGTCTGCTGCGTTTCTGAAAAACCGTCGTAAACACGCAGAGGAACGCCCAACAGCGCCCCCATAACTTCCGCCGGGCGGGAAAACAAGTCGCCGTTACCAAAAGCACTCTTTTTCAGCAAAGTCTGAATATCTGCATCAATCATCAGCAACGTAAGCAAATTGCTGTTCAACAAGGCATAACTGGGAACAACCCCGGCATCATCCTGGAGTACTTGCCTGCCGGTAAGCACATCCTCAATAGGATTCTTGGCGGTGCCCACATCCCATACTCGGGTACTACCCAAAGTTACAATATGTGTTGCGGGGATACCATAACTTACGGCAACTTTAGTGCCACCCTTGGCCAAATAAGAAAAACCACCGTTAACAACAGCTTTCGCGAACATCCACTCACGGCGTCGGTCAATCCGATTCCGAAGTTTCTGCATACCACGAGCAAGCGAACGTTCAGCGGTCTGATACTGCTCCATGGTGCCGAGTTGACGAATATTATTCAGAAAAACCTCGTCAAAAGTATAGCTTCTTTCAAATAAGCCGCTTTAGCTGAACCTTCCCCTACACCATCAAGTCCAATTTTCGGAGCAGGCGCGCCGGGGGCAACAAACGGGGTCAACCCCGCACTGCCATATTCAATATCCCATTTGATAGAATCCGAGGGATACCGAGTTTCGGGAAACATGTTAGCAAAAAATAACGTCGGATTCGGCGCTAGTTTAGTGATGAGTTTATTGAGAGTTACAAGTTGGAGTACAGGCACTCCTGCTGATCCTTTAGGCATATCCTGGCCTCCTTATTTAAGAATTACATGGTTGCCATCAGCAATGGCACCAAGATTGGTAGCAGCAGTAGCATCGTAACCAACCAATGCCGCGGTATATAAAATAGCGTTAGAAATAACGACCGAGGTATTGGCACCCATAGCGGATAAGGTTTCACCCGTGAACACGTCCTGATCACAAATAACTGAAGCGGTGCACAATTTACCCGCAGCCCCCGCCTTATGATACATATGCACCTGATCAGCCACAGTCATCGCAGCCGCACCAATTACATTAGTGAATGTAATCTCGGCCTGCCCGGCATAAGTAGTTCGATCAATAGCGGTGATAGCACCACCATCTACATAAGTAGGTACATTATCTGCAATTACAACTGTATCACCTATCGCAAATCGGTAAGAATCCGCGAGCAGAATACGCATAACCGCCGTACTAAGCGCCACATCCGTAGTCGCAAACGCCCGGCCCTGGTCACCCACAGCCACAGCATCCGGCACATACGGCACCAATTCACTGTCAGCCGTGGTGGTTGCCATCACCGTTCCAGAGTAAACTACGCCAAAACCGGGTTTAATAGTTTTATCGTCAATAAGCGCAATCTCTCGCAGAGAATGGAAAAGCGCTTTTGCTCCAGGCACCATACCCCCCTGGTTGAACTGAGGCGTACTCCCCGTTAAATCCAGTATTCATAATATAATCTCCTTAATCTTATATATATATACAGAAGCTTTACGCTGCCGCAACTGAGGGAATATGTGCCAAGAGCCGATCGACAGCACTATCTGTCTCGGCGTTGCTGCCACTATCCCCATCTTCAGGCGCAATGCCAAAACCGGTAAGTGATGCAGCCGACGCCTTAAGGCGATCCGACCAATCCGTCACTTCCGCCTGCATGGCCAGCTTAAAGGCATCCGCATCCAGAACATCATCCGCAAAAAATTCAGCCATATTAACAGCGCTGCGAACTTTCCCATGCAATGAGGTTGGAATGTCACTTTCCGCCAGCAATTCCTCAGAAATTGCCTTGGCCTGTGCCTCTGCCTTGGCCTGTGCCTGCGCAACCCGTCGGATTGCATCGTTCTTTTCCAAGTCGTTGAGCCGGGCTACAATTGCCGCGTTATCAGTATCCTTGGTTTTAAGCTTTTCCTTTAATTCCATAACCTCCGCGGTTAAGCGAGCCTTCTCCTCTTTTTCCGCTTCCGTACTCGAACTCGGCTTAACCGAACCCACACCGGCCTCGAAAACAGCCTTATAAATATCAGGATGTTTTTCTTTCAATTCTGAAGCAGTCATATTTTCTCCATATAAATTGTTTTCCTGCTCAGACAAGCTTGCCATGAGCTCTTCAAATGTTAACACGTTATCGGCCATCCCTGCATCAACAGCATCTTGGCCCATTAGCATGCCGCCTTTACCAAACGTCTCCTTCACCACATCCGTACTAACGTTTCTACCCGCGGCAACTTGGCTGATAAAGACCTCAGCAATCTTATCAACACTCTCTTGTACCGCTCTTCGGCCCTCGTCCGTTTCCGGGTTTAATCTTTTACGAGGTGACGCCGAACTGATAATCTCTAATGTATTTGATTCCCCATCCTCTTTTTCAGTTATATAAACCACACCAATAGAGCCTACTTGGCTGGTTGGGGATAGCGAAATTGAGGAAGCCCCTGAACCTAACCAATAAAGAGCACTGGCACCTGTCCCACCAATATGCAAATGCACAGGTTTGGGACTGGTGCTAATCAGCGTATACATCTCATCTACACCGACAATACTCCCGCCGGGGGAATTGGCTGCTATAACAATATTTTTAACTTGTGAGTTATCAATTGCCGATTGCATATCCTGGGCAATCATTTCCAGACTTGTTGCCCCGGATATACGAGAAAATAAATTAGCCTTAGGGAAAATAGGCCCCTCAATAGGAATTACAGCAATATTACCGCGAACAGTCGAAGTGTGGCTATATTCGAGCTTTTTACCAATCTTGGCCTCAAGCGCGACTATATCCGTTTCCCGATCCGCAATTGAAATCATTTTCTGAAGCCAATCGCTTGTAATGGCCCAGGGTTCATTAAATAATCGTTTAGAAATTTGCTCCGCCGGCATTATACATATCCTCAAATTTGAGTGTATCTTAACTAACAGTTACTGAATTTATAGGCACATGTCAAGTAATTATTATTATTATTTTGGCTGTACAGGTGCATCAACTACTGAATTCGCCGACTCACCTACTTTACTCTGCATTTGTTCAAGTTGTTGACTTGAAGATAGCTCAGGATAGAACATATTCTCGGTAGCATACGTAAGCCGGGCTTGATTATAATCCTGGAACCCCAATGCTGCGGCTACAGCGGCGCGGGGGATGCCTAATTGTTCTGTAATAGGACCATGTTTAACCCCCAGTAATGCCCGCGATTTGCCTTTCCAAATCTACACTTGCACTCACAGGGTGACTAATTGATATTGTCTTATGCGCTTGAAATTTTTTCAGCCTGTATTTTGGCGCGCCTGCATCATCAAATTTATAGGCAATCTTTGTAGAATATTCCCAGGGCATGCCGCCAACCTTGGAGTGCAGCCACAGAACCCCTCGCCAGAATCCATGAATAAGCCAACGATCAAGATTAATAGCATGATCCTGAATTCTATCAGTCATCGGCCCGCGACTCATCTTCACCCCGCCATAAGTAGATCCTGAACTTGAACCAGTCATCGCATCCTCAGCAACGTTCAAGCCCGCGCTAATAAGCCTGAGAATATCACTATCCTGATCTGAAATACTGGATAATTTAGGGTTATTGCACGTTAACGTGAATCCGGGTGGCAGAAATAGTGTACCGCCGGGCACTTTTGGTGCCATTAAGCCTGTTTTCGCCCGCTCTTCATCACTCATCGCCAACCACAATCGCAAACTCTGCCTATCTTTTACTTCTATACACCACAAATATGCCCCACTCGATTTCTTGTGATCTATTTCCCAATCCTTTAATTGTTCATACTTCTCCAACCATTTAAGTGTAGCGCGCACACCGCCGACATTGCGTTTGGTAACAAAACCTTGGTCCCAACGCACAATAAACGTCGAGTAGCCCCCAACCGCTTTAAATATTTTGTTATTGCTTTTCCCAATAATATCGCGCATTGGCACATCTTTATTACCGCGTATTTGCGCCCATAATTCAGGATAATAAGCCAGATTAATATCCGGTATAAATTTATTCCTTCCTGTATCCGACATAACCTGGTACATAAGCGGAAACATAGGCTTATCAGTCGCCATCAACACGCCTGAGTCGTCATTAAACCCGCCTATTTGCGATGGGCTAAGAAAGTCAATTTCCACAAAGCCATCCGTATGTACAGATAATACAAGAAATAATTCACCTTGAATAAGTGACCTAGCAATATATTTTGAGAAATTCTGAATTAACCCATTCCTGGGATCTTCCCATATAGACTCCATTACATCACTGCATTTAGGGTAGAAACTAGATTGTGAGAATCCATTCCCAACCATCCGCCCCACTGTATCCATGGTTGATGTATAGACGAAACCATTCTGTTTAAACTTAAGCCAGCAAAATTTTTGAATAAGTGCATACCCGGAATAGGACGCATCCATACCAAACCCGCTTATCTTGAAGCCGTCTATATCAATAACCGGCTTTTTGTTTAGTATACCGGCGCTGTCGGTCTCCTGTTGCCATGGTACCGACGCCGCCATTTTGTCGATATCCGTAGCGCCTAATTTTTCAAGTTCTGCATATGCTTGGTCAAACGATTCCAAATCCATATTAATTTCCTCAGTAATTTCTAGTATTTACCAACTAATTCTTTGTTAGGTAATGTCTCGCCCATAAATATATTGGTATTAAATTGTCCAAAATCATCGGGTGTTAATTGTTCTAATCCATAAATACCCCAGCATAAACTGAACATACAGTCATCCTGCACTCCCAGCGGATTGGCTTTTTCCGGACTGCCATACCATTTACGTGTCACATCATGTTCAAAATAAGAAAATTCCTCTCGAAGAATATCGGATTCACGACTTCCCGCTATTACAATATCCGGCGTTTTGAAATATCCCGTTCTAACTAATTGATATAATTTATTAAAGCCAGTTCGTTGTTTTTCATAAGTAGGCGATATTAATTCCAGGGAAATAACATTCTCTTCCGCAAACGCCCGCAATCCCGCGGCTCCCCAACGCTCGGAACAAATTGTGCTTATATAACTGAAGTCATACAAGAGCCCATCAATATAATATTGCACATCCGCAATCTCGTTAGATTCAATATGCGACAATGCTAATAAAAAATAAATATATAAGGGCTTGCCTTCACGCATGAGATGCAGCGACGGGTTTGAGCGCGAACCCGGCAATCCCTTGGCGATACAAGTAACTATAGACCGCGCGCCGCGTGTAATATCGTCTTTAAGTGGATCTGCGAGATCCAAACCAATGCCGATCCCCCAATTAGTGTCATATATATCTGATAGTTTTTCTAAATCTATTACTGACGCGGGGACTGGATGCAGATTATCAATTAATGTATATGGAATAGGCATTAAATCTAATTCTAGATTTCTACTAATAATTGATTCGGTGGTTTCCTCTTCTTCTTTTTCTTTTAATTGTTTTGTACATGTATTAATAATAGCGTGCTGCATGCCTAACTGATTCTGGTAACCTATGTAGCGTAGACTTCGTATAACAGCAGAAGAAAATTCTCTAGTATCACCTAATTCCCAAGTATTTTTAAAATAACGAGAAAAGTCAGCAGAAAGTTTTGTTTTGAATGAGTCTAATTGGAGTTGTGTCATATTAGGGTGCATAAAATCCCTGTAGTCCGCCTCTTTGCTGTATCTATAAATAAATAAAATTCCCGGGTCAGTATTGTTACGTAAGGAACTCGCTTCATAAAGATTGTAGAGTGTGTGCGCTTTAACGCTTACAGTCGAATCAATAATACCTTGCGAGTTGGTAATATTTCTACGGGAGCCATCAATCTGGTTAAAGAAATGTGAGTTTTTTTGTTGGAATAACTCAGTAAAACTATAACAAGTTAAGTTGCTGAGTATACCTGAGAATGTAGAAACACTTTGAATACTGGATGCAACTTGGCCCGAGCCATCTTTTAATATAATATTTTTCTCTCGAATTCCCTCATAGCCAATAATAGACAGCAACATTGGGGAGTTTACAATCATATCCTTTATAATGTCATACATCGCCCAATTACTTTGACTGCGACTGTTGGCACCTAATACTATTAGTTGGCGGGGTTGTGTTAAGAAACGCCACAGCAATAGCAATGCGGATATATAAGATTTACCTTACCCCTCGGGGCATACAAAGTACAACAGTGTGATATATTAATTGTCCGAGCGAATTTCTGGCAGTGGCGGGGCGGATTACATTCTCTTTTTGCCACTCCCAAAATTGTTTATACGATCGCCCCGTGATAGGATGGCAGGTATCCGGCAAAACTTTTAACGGGCACCAGTATCTTCGGCCGGTAATAACATCTGTAATAAAAACGCAAACATGCTCTTCCAGCCAATCCTCAGCACCGTGCGGGTCTGTCTGGTAGTAACATATCCGTTCTTTGAGTTCTATTATTTCTTCTTCATTAATTGTTGAGGACATCTTGGCCTTGTTCTACGGAGGTTACACCTTCTGTTAGTAATAGATCATAATAACTTTGGTCGGTCAGTTCCCCAATCTTATCTTTCCTGCCAAAATGCCCGTTATAGCTCTTAACAGTATTAACGAGTACTTTGTCGATAGCCATAACAGTCTTACGCATACTGTCGTTAATACCAGCGAGATCCTTTAATACTGCTACGGATTCAAATAACTTTAACTGGAGTAATTGCTCAAATAACGGCCGAAGTAAATAATTAACACGGAGTGCTATTTCAGGATTTTCACTTATATCCGGGAACATGTCTGCAAGATGGTCATTTAAGGAATGGTTAAATGTCACCTTTATTTCACAGGGCATGTTCGGCATCGGGCCTATCGGACATTTTAGAGCAATAGGACATATATCGGGATCACATATTTGTTTCTGCATATTTAACTATTACATATTTTAACCTTTTCAGCAAATTTTTTACTAAAAAAATTTGAATATAGCAAAATTTTAGCCTTATTTATAGTTTTTAGAAAACTTTTATACTTATACTTGGAAAAGTTTTCAGAAATAATTCATACTTGTTAGTTAACCCGTGCTTAGAAAAAGTTTTCAGAAATAATTCGTGCTT